AAAACAAAAGTATTCCAAAAAGGACGAATTACAAACGGACTTATTTGAAGATAATGTTGGATGTTAATGGTTGACAAAAACCTAAATAAACACTATAATATATAATAGGAGTTGTAAATGAAATTAAGATATAGTGAAGCATTTTATAGTGTACAAGGTGAAGGACGTTTTGTTGGCGTGCCTAGTGTATTCTTGCGTACATTTGGTTGTAATTTCCGTTGTATGAATTTTGGACTACCTCGTGGTACTCCTATGCGTGAAACTGGTGTTAAATACAATCCAGAAGTAAAAGAATTATTAGATAAGGAAGTTCATAAACAAGATATTAAATTTGAAGAACTTCCAATTATCCATACAGGTTGTGATACATATGCGAGTATCTATCCTGAATTTAAAAAATTTATGATGGACAGAACAGTAGATGAAGTAGTTGATCATTTACTGTCTTTAATTCCTGAAGGCAAATGGACTATGTCCAATGGACAAGATATTCATTTGGTTATCACAGGCGGTGAACCATTGCTAGGGTGGCAACGGTTTTGGAAAGAACTACTAGAACACCCACGTATGGAGGATTTAAAAAATGTCACCTTTGAAACAAATGCAACACAGTCTTTACGTGAAGATTTTAGAGAATACCTCAAATCTCAAGACAGAATACAATTCACATTTTCATGCAGTCCAAAACTCACAGTTTCAGGAGAGTCTTGGAATGATGCTATTAAGCCTGAAACTGTTCGTAGTTACTATGATATTCCTAATAGCGAACTTTATCTCAAATTTGTGGTTGCTGATAATGTTGATGTGGACGAAGTTACTCAAGCCGTTAGCGAATATCGCAAAGAAGGGATTGAATGCCCTGTATACATCATGCCGCTCGGTGGTAGATCGGAAGAATACGGACTCAACACAAGACGAGTCGCAACATTGGCAATGGAGCGAGGTTGGCGCTATACACCCAGACTACACGTCGACATCTTCGGAAACGCCTGGGGAACATAAACAAGAAGCACTAGATGAAAAAGCAAGAAAGGCAGGACTATAATGTTAGATAAACTTAAAAAAATGTTTAATAAAAACCATATTCCTGCTTCTGTATCAAAAGAACCTGGAACTGATGCAAAAGCAGAGGCAACTAAAAAGAAAGAACCATATGTAGCAGTTCTTAATGTTGAAATGAAGAAAGACAATCCACGAAATGGTTTTTTTGAACTCGATTGGAATGAATATTTTGTGCGTGACTTAAGACTAAACGGATATCAAGGATCGTCTGAAGAAGAAATAGTAGATGCTTGGTTCAAAGAATTATGTGGTAATATTGCTCAAGATGAAGGTGTAGCAAATGTAGACACCCCAATGGGAGCAGGTTTTATTAACACTAAAAAAATTGGCGACGGAAAATCAGAGGTTAGTTAATGAACTCTCAAGGAGAATTACTAGGTCTTTTTCCTACTCCGTTAGTACGAAAAATTTGGGAAGATTCCCAAATTAATAATACTAATATGAAAAACCTTTTTTTGGATATAGAGAAAAAATTTCCTTCAAACAGTAATTTAGACTTGACAAACAGTTATTATACCAGTTATAATATCAAACTAGATAACCCATTAATGGAATATAAAGAAATGTTACCTTTTGTAAATTTTTTAAGTGACTCTATAAAAAGTCTTAATCAATTTATGAAGTTTGACGGTTCTCGTTCTTATAAAATTAGAGATATGTGGTTTGCTATTAATAGAAAAAACAGTTATCATGAAACACATACCCATAGTCCTGCTATATGGAGCGGTGTTTATTATGTACAAGCAGATGTTAATGATGCTCCGCTAAACTTATATAGTCCTACTACATCGGATAATCATTGGGTGAATAATATTACAAACGAATTTAACGACTTTACTACTAATCAAGCAAGTTTTAAACCTGTTACAGGTATGCTTAATATATTTCCAGGTTGGCTAAAGCATAGTGTTAGTCAACAAACAGCAGATCAGGATAGAATTGCAATTAGTTTTAATGTAGTATAGGAGGTAGACATGGAGAATAAAATTGCAAAAAAATCTTCTAAATATAAAAAAGAAGATTATCAAGCACTTGCCGATTGCATAAGGTCTGATCAATTAAGTGCTAAACAAGTACACGAAACAATGGTGTACAATCCAGAATTTGCAAAATGGTATAAAATGAAATATTTGGTGAGAAGATAATGACTTACATACTAGTAGATACTGCAAACACGTTTTTTCGTGCTAGACATGCAGTAAGAGGCGATGCTGATATTAAAATTGGTATGGCATTACATACAACATTACAAAGCATTCGTAAAGCATGGCAAGACTTTAATGGTAGTCACGTAGTATTCTGCCTTGAAGGACGTAGTTGGCGCAAGGACTTTTACGAACCTTATAAACGTAACCGTCAAGAAACACGTGACGCTCTTACTCCTTCTCAACAAGAAGAAGATAAAATCTTTTGGGAAACATTTGACGAATTTAAAGATTTCTTACAAAACAAAACAAATTGTAGTGTTTTACAACATCCGCAACTAGAAGCAGATGATTTAATTGCTGGATGGGTTCAAGCACATCCTAAAGACAATCACGTTATTATTTCAACAGATGGCGACTTTGCTCAACTAATTGCACCTAATGTTAAACAGTACAACGGTGTTATGAAAACAACGATTACACACGAAGGTTACTTTGATGAAAAAGGCAAAGAAGTAATTGACAAGAAAACTAAACAACCCCGAGGTGCTCCAGATCCAGAATGGTTGTTGTTTGAAAAATGTATGCGTGGTGATACAAGTGATAATGTATTCAGTGCTTATCCAGGTGTTCGTAAAAAAGGCACAAAGAACAAGGTAGGACTATTAGAAGCATTTGAAGATAGACACTCAAAAGGATTTAACTGGAACAATCTAATGCTACAACGCTGGACTGATCATCTAGGTGAAGAGCACCGTGTGCTAGATGATTATACAAGAAACGTTACACTTTGCGATCTTACAGCACAACCGCCTGAAATAAAAGAACTTATTGGAAAAACTATTTCAGATGCTATACATGCTCAAAAAAATGTATCCCAAGTTGGTGTAAGATTAGTTAAATTTGCAAGCAGTTATGATCTTAATAAAATTACAGAACAAGCAGAAACGTTTGCTAAACCGCTAAACGCTAGATATGGAGGACAATATGCAGGAATTACTCGCGAAACAGTTAGTGCCTAATAAATTTTGGATTGTACAAAATCATGGTAGAAAAGTAGGTACGTTACAAAAAAACAAAGATGGATTTATTTTAGTTACGCAACAAGATAAAATACATTTTGAAAATGTCGATAAAGTATATGATGCTTTCGGAAAAGACTTTTTTGAAGCAACAGTAACAAAAAAAATTAAAGACAGTAAGGTATTAGAAGTTTATAACTTTCCTACATCAACGTCTGCTTTTAATCCTTTGTTTGATGTACAAAACAACTTGCCGCTGTATAGCAAGAGCAAAAAGTCAAAGAGTTTGTACTGTGCAGGTTACTATACTATCAAATTTGCAAAAGGTTGGGTTAAAAGTTTCTGTCCTAAACTTATTACCCTACAACGATATGAGTACAAAGGACCTTTTAAAACAGAACTAGAAATGCGTCAGGTATTATCAAATGTCTCAAAAACCGCTTAATACTATCGCTATAGATAATTTTTTAGATCTTGCAAAGATCGCTAGAAAAACTAATCAAAAAGAAATAAGGTTAGATGCTAAACAAGCACAAGACCTTGCAGATACTATAGGACTAGTGCTATCTAGATTAGTAGAACTACAGGATTTTGCTATACAAAATAGACCTGAAGAAGTTATAGATATACAAATGGACGGCGGAAAACTGTAAAAATACGATAAATAAGTACGTAGTTAACTTAAAGGAATTACGTACAATGAGTAGACCAAAGCCTAATGTTCTGGAATCATATACAGACAAAAACACATTTAGACGAGAAGAAGTCCTAGATGCTGATGCTATCTGGGCGGTCTTTTATAAGGGTAAACCTTTTAATCTAAAAAGTTCAAATTCAATATCACCCACTCCTGGTCCTAAATATAAAAAGACTTCATTTTCAAACCCAGGACACGCAATTAACCTAGCAAAGAAACTTAATGCTATGTTTAAAAGCACAGAGTTTGAAGTATACAAGTTAACTAGCGGCGAGAAACTCTCGTAATGGATATCAAAGAAGCGTATACCAAAACATTTATGATTTCGGCGGGAGAACAAGACACTTCCGAAACCGAGATTAAAAAGAACTATATGCTATGGTGGCAAAACACCCGCATGAAAGGCGATAGTGGATTGCGTTTAACCAAGGATGGTTTTGAATATGCTGTTGAACGTGCTGATTTACAAACATACGAGATCAAATTTCCCAATGAAATAAAGTTCACACCACAGGTATTCTTGTACTTGGATAACTTTATCGACTGTCCGTATTACGTTACAAAGAAAAGAATCTATGTA